AGCACACAAAGTATTGTTAAAGGAGGAAACTCCTTTTATGTATTATTTTATATGATTTCTTTGGCCTTGGCTACCACAAGTAGCTATTGGTCATGGACTTTGGTGGCAGTTGTCTGGGAATTACCCTGGGCACTACTCACCATTTCCTACACTTTTGGTTATGGATTTCTTAAATTCTATGCGATGCCAATTACGATGTTTTCGTCTTATTTAGATGATCTCGATATGGCTCCTGTTGTGAGTTTAATTCTTGTTGTTCAAGTAACTGTGATCTATTGTTTATGTACAGTGTACCCAGCGTGGTATCTTGGGAAGTATTCTTATCTTCTCGTCCGCGCGGTATATAGTTGTGGACAGTGGTTGCGCGAAAGACGATTGAGGAAAAAACTTGCACGGATCCAAGAATTGGCTGATGGAGATACCGTTGGTAGAGAGTTATTGGTTGATGATGCTATATTAGTACACATTACCGCTGCTGACGTCGAATCTGAGATTTTAATGAAATTACGTAAGTGTGGTGAATATACATTCTCTCGAATGGAGATCACCTCACGTACTTTTCGGGCAGTTTTGTCTCATCTCAAAACTTATTTTAAGATAAGAGGTGGTGACAGTGATCGGACGGATTTGCGTCTGATTTATCGTCTTCTATCTGGTATGAAGTGTAACTCTAATATTGATATTGCGAAGAAAATTGCTGCGAAACAAATGATCGAAAGTGAGGAACAATTAGTGGTTCTATTACGGATGATAATTTTAATTAGGAAACACTACACTGGCGAAGGTGGAAACGGAAGAAAACGCAAGGGTAGTAAGGCTGGTTTGCGACAGGTGCGCAAAGCCTATATTGCTAATTCAAAAGGTAAAAGAGGTAAGGATGCGGCTGATGAAGAAATTCGTTATGCTAAAGACTTAACCCGGTGGTATAATAATGGCCAAATAGACTCGTGGTATTACGAAGCTTATATGGCCAATATGGGATTTGATGGTAATACCGCGGAAATGTATGCTCAGTTAGCCTGGGATGCAGATCATGGCGATAATTACGCACGACAAATGGTTCATGAATACGATGAAGATTTGCGTGATCATACAATGTATGATGAATTTGATGAAGATATTGAATATTATGATGATGAAGATAGTGAGGACTATGAGGAGACAGATTATGTCACCTTTGGCGATCTCTACGATGCTGGTCTTCCAGTGAACAGTTATAGCGATTATGCGTATGAAGGTTCTGCCAGTATCGATGGTCAAAGTATACGATTCACGGAGAAGATGTTACAGAATTTGAAAATTCCGGACGATTATGTGTGGACGTATCATGGTCCTATCCCTATCACCCCCGCTATGTGGAAACGCTCGCGGGATAAGCCTTGGAATTTGCATATAGCACTAGCCTATAATGCATGGAGTAAATACCCAGATCGATTTCAATTTGTCCAAGTTGATGATCCTACGAAGTTTTCCTCCTGGTATGCTCAAATTTTGCGAGGCCTTGAACCTGAAAAGGTGAAGGGTATCGCGAAAGAGTATACCGGTGAGTCGATGAATGACGTGGTTCGTCAGCTTCGATCTGATTTCCAAGCATTGTTAGCGAAGCAAACTGAAGCGACAACTCAAATTGCGGAACTAACAGAAGAATGTCGTCGCCTTAAGATTGGTGCGGGTCGAACTCAAGTATCCCCAAGTCCTCTCGTTTCTACTGTGGCTATTCCAGTACCCCCGGTTATAACGTCCTCGGATGTTAAGCCGGCTGGGGAACCAAAGAAGCAGAAAAAACGAAAATCTAAAGGTAAAAAGCAAGTCAAAGAGAGTGAAGTTAAGACAGGTGGGAGTGCCCCTGTTACCGCGGCTATTGTGAATGTTCCAACGTTCGCACAAGTCGTAGCAACTCCTCCACAATCGACAGCTTCAGGTGTGACTCCCTTAGTGGGAGAAAGTAAGTTACCTGGAGTGATTAACTTTAACTTGCCGCTGGTAGATCGTCACACTGTGGCGATTAACGTGGGAGCTCATAAGCTTGATATGATTCCTGCACTAAAACACTCATCTTTCTTATGTAATGCTACGGTATTGCAGTTGGAAAGTAAGGAGAAAGTTTTAGTTACCACGCGACACTCATTCGGTGGCATGAGTGAGAACGACGTTCTTACCTTCTCAGGAAGCAAGAATACACATATAACACTTACCCTAAAAGAATTAGACATCTGTGAGTTTGAAGATATTAACTTAGATTTAGTAGCTATTAAGAACCCGGCACTCCATTCTCTCGCTATATGCAAATCCATAAATAGGCGAGTTTTACAACCTGATGAACAGGTATCTTTGCGCCGTCTTTCGGGAGGGTCCCCAACAGGACTCTCTTTGTCAGTCGGTACAATTAAATCACCACTATCAACGTGCACTGCAGCTACGTATAATTCGGAAGCAGGCGCTTGTGGTGCACCTGTTACCAATGAGCAGGGCCATGTTGTAGGCATACACATAGGGACGCAAGGAACTATGAATGTGTTTGCAGCTATTTCTCCTGCCACACGCATTGGTAGACCGCTTTTTCATTAGGTGAGCCAGTCTCGGGCTCTGTACAAGTGCGAGACCAACATTTAGTGTCGCAAGACACCAAAGAGAGTAATTGTAACGTTAATAGATTAAACTTACATCCTGAGATTATGGCCACGGTTCGTGCCGGAGGTAGTGATCTTGGTTTTAGGAATATGAGACAATTCGGTTGCGCGCCCAAAACGCGCACTGGAGATCGCCAGGCGACTGGTGGTGTCACATTATGTCCTTGGTGGGAGAAGTTTGAGACTGCGTATCCTGTCTACGGATGGGTGCGCGATCTTGCGGATCACGCTAAGGCTGTTATCAGTAAGGAACGAGTTGAGGCTTCCGTGCGAAAGTGCGATGTGCTTCCTCAGGTCCCGAGTGATAACTTCTATGATGTTGCTATGGAATATACGCGGAGGATGTATAGTTATTGTTCGGATGTTAGACCATGTCCAATATTCGATATAAATAACAACACGTCACCTGGTAAACCTTATGTGGATAAATTTAAGACTAAGGGCGAGCTTATAGCTGACCCTTGCTTTGTAGATGAATTAATTCGTAAACATGATCCAGTTTGGATGGTAGTGCCCAAGTGTGAATACTTGAGTAGTGAGGATATTTCGAGAATGAAGTTGAGAACATATTTCATTCCAGATTTACCTTTTTTATGCCACCAGAAATTCTGGTTCGATTCTCAGGATAATGCCATTAAGAAACGCGGAAACGATTTTAAGTTTCAGTGGTCTAGGTATGGCTTCGTACGACAGTATGGAGGTGCTCATCGCCTTGGATCGTCTATGGATGGAAATGATTTATATTGGACTTCTGATTGCTCCGGTTACGACCGGTGCATTTGGTTGAAACCAGTGTATGATCTTCGCCGTGGATGGTTGGGTTATGACAATATGACTGATGAAGTAGCTAAAGCGCATCTTGACTATGTTGTTCGCAATACAGTCAATCCGATATGCTCAATGCCAGATGGAACTTTGTTCCAGAAGGAAACAGGCAATTCATCAGGTTCTGGGAAAACCACCGTGGATAATACTCTCGCTCACACTACAGTTGTGATGTATTTTTTAATTAAGATGCACTATGATTATTTTGGAGAAATTCCTTCGTTTGATAAGGTTCGTGCCGCCGCTATACATTTGTATGGTGATGACAGTTTAGGTGGCCTTCGGAGGAGTGAGTGGTGTCCTGGTATTAGTAATGAAGAATTCGCTACGAGACTCAAGGAAGCTTATGCTTTATTTGGCCTTCTTTTAAAGGAGAGTCAGACGAAGATACAGAATTCCTTAGAGGGGTTAGAATTTTTAGGTGGAACCTTCCGAAAGGGAGTTGATTCGCCTAGATGCTGGGTTTTAGAACCTCGTATCGGTAAAATATTGACCTCTCTTACTCAAATTTTAGAGAGTAAGGATCCCATGGGTGTGGCGTCTATTGTTTGCGCGATTATGGCGTTGACGTATGATGTCCCCGGGGATAGTGAACGAATAGCAGAAGTTATGGTACATTATGCGGAGTTTCTTCTCACGTTGGATGAATTTCATTCAATAGATGATGAGCTCCAGGAACAATTGCGACAGATCCGGGACCGGAAGTATGATGGTGGTAGATTGATCTATGGTTATGAATCGACTCCTTTGTGGCGAAAGCCGCGAAGTGAGACTTCTATAGCCTTTCCAAGAACTCTATCCTACATACCCCAGTCAGCTCAGCGTGGGAGTTTAGTTTTTTCTCACACGCCCGGATTTTTGGAGGGAGGTGGATTTAAAAGTAATATGAAGACACAAAATGTTGAACATATGATTAAAAATAAAATGTATGGACGAGTCGGGATGGACGCCGCTGCACAGGGGGCGTACATTTCGGCGCTGCAGGATTTAACCAATAAAGGATTGTTTACTGCAGCATACACGTTTCAGCCAGTAGGCCCATTAGAGAATACTAACTGGACGTGTACGTCGGAAATTGACGGAAAGAAGTTCGCCGCGACAGCTAAGGGCAAGAAGCAAGCCCAGACTGAAGCAGCACGACTTACGTGGGAATATTTACACCCTTCCGAGCCGGTCAAACCCTGCGGAAACGCAGAGGATTCGAACGAGTTGGAAGATTTAGATCGGTGGGTGAAGTTGGTCCGCGCATTCAGAGCACTACAGCTCCCGGATAGGGTTCGTGAGGCGAATGAAGATAATCCGTTAATTTCATTGTTAGATGGAAGTGAGAAATTAGCAGCTGCTCGATTGGCTGCTGGTTTCAAAGAAGGAAGCTTTAACAAGTATGGCAATGGTCAGGCCTCTGTGCTGACCATAACTAAGATAACTACTACTCAGCAGACAGATGGTAGTTTTATGTGCTCTGGCACTTATCAAGGTTCTATTGTCACTAATGTGTTTGGTTCGGGTGAAACTGAGCAGGATGCGTTTATGGCGTGTATGTCAAACTTGTTAGTTTTTGTTACTAATGACATCTCTTCTTGGTCACCGTCAGTGAAAGCATTGCTTGAGCGGCGGATGTTGGCGGCGAGGAAACTTGCTACCGCATCTGTAGTTCGCTATGCAGCAACTGTTGGTAGTGCTGAGCTCTTGGGAGTGGATAAATTTTCTAACGTTGATGTTGATCAAATTGTCACGTTTAAGGAAGGTGGATTCAATCCCTATGGGCATGGCCAGACGTCTCGGCTTACTAAAGCCGAATATATGAAGATGAATATGACACAATTTCGTAAATTGAGCAGTGCTCAAAAAGAAGAGAAATGGCGCAAATATGCGCGGCAACAGCCGCGCAAAGCGCCAAAGCCTGTTCGCAGGCAGCGTAAGAGTGAGGTCGTATTTGGAGCTACTAAAGCCCAAAACGCTAGTGAGATTGGTGTGGCTAGAATGCCGCGCCCTCGTGCACGACCTCCTACCGAGGCTCTCTCGGATTGTAGCAAAAAATATGCTGTGGCGGTCAGCAACCCTTTTGGGATGTTGGACGCTACTTCGCTCCAAGCAAACTCGGCTCTGTATAAGGGTAAGAAGGTTGAGGACGGCGGTGACGCTTGTATTCCCTCCTTTCCCCCAATTAAGAGTCGTCGCGTGAAATTATTCATGTCAGGTGTGTTTGGGACGTCGTCTGCTACCACTGGATATGGCAATATTGCCTTTGCGCCTCGGCGTTTAGCTAATAATTATCCTGTGAATGCAACGTCTCCTCCTTTGATTTTCTCAAGTATAGGTGCTGTAGTTGGTGCCTCGTTTGAAACTATGGACGACAATGTGTCGGCAATTCCTGCCGGCTATGGCGTTAATCAGTGGAATAGCGATTATTCTATGGCTCAGCTGTTGAACTCGACGGCTGGCCAGGGCATTCAGCAGCGTGTGGTCGCTGCTGGCTTGCGCATTCGGTATACTGGCACGGAATTAGCTCGTGGTGGTATTATACATGCAATAGAAGAACCAACTCACACTTCTCTTTCTAGTCTACCAATCACTAATGTATCAGCGTATGAATCACATTTTAGATGTGCTGTCACGCGGGAATGGTGTACTTTAACCTACACGCCTGTCAGTACTGAAGAATTGAATTATGCGAATGATTACTATAGCAATCCTGGGGCGGTACCCTTTCCGCCGTATCTTGGTCACTTCATAGGGTTTCTCATTGAGGGTGCAGTTTCTGCGCCCTTTGAGTATGAAGCGATACTTCTTATGGAAGTGCAGGGCAGTCAAGTTCGTGATTTGAAGCCCGCTACTGCTGATATTACGGGAATGCAGGCTGTGATTAATACTATTACGCCTAGTAATCAAAAACTTCTCAACGATGACGGCCCAAGTACAATCTTGGGTGATATTGAGAAATCAGTTGGTTCTATGTCGGGCACGGTTTTAAATGCTGTGTCTGGTTTGGAGACGCTGGGAGGTTTGTTACTTTAGTC